TCCAGCTTGTTGTGCTGTTGCTGCATTTAGTGCTGCTTGGTTTGCTTGGTTTGCTTGCTGCTCAAGATTAGCTTGCTGAACGGCGAATTGGTTTGCCGCTTGCATGTTTCCCGAGCGAGCCGCTTGCTCTCTAGCCGCTGCCGCCTCTTGCGCTTGCTGGCCTAACTGGCTTGCTTGGAAGCCTTGCTGTGATGCGAGTGTACGCGCAGACTGCGTATTACCTATATCAAAGCGACCACTTTCCATAGCCTCTTTGAAGCCTGCTTGACGTTGCTCTGCGGATAGTTTCGCTGATTGTCTCAACGCTTCACCAGCTAATACACCCTCTTGTACAGCTTGACGAGAACCACCAAAAGCACCTGCCTTTTGCGCTTGCCCCGCCAGATTCTCACTCGCGATCTGCCGCTGACGCTCAATATCTGCCTGACCAGCTTGTATAACTTGATCACGATATGGGGACATATATTGTTCAACATCCATGCTACCCAAACGATCAACATCAATCTGTCCTGGAGCTTGTGCCGATTGTACTGCACCTACGCCTTGCATTGTTTGTGCTGATGGTAGCTGCGCCGAATTCATTTGCGCTGTTGGGCCAACTTGCGCTCCACCGTAAGTTTGCATCGGGCCTACTTGCGCAGCTTGCGGAAGCGGTGTGCTTTGTACCGTTGCACCGCTATACGTTGCTACTGGTCCACCTGCAGCCGATTGCATTTGCTGTGGTTGAAACTGCGAAAGATCAGTCATGGTTCTTTGCGCTTGACCAATGCTTGCCGCTGACTGACCAAAAATATTACTTGGCGTTGGAGCCTGAGAAGATTGGGCTGCCCTTGGTCCCGACATTGGCATAGGCGTGGGAGCAAAACTTTGAAACCTGTTACCAGAACCAGCCATTGGTTGATAATTAATGCCGCTCATCCCAGAGTTGGGTTGTGCTGCCATTTGTGGATTAGCGCCACCTGCCATTGCTTTTCTCCTACTTACCGCGACTGCCGCCGCCCTGCATCTCTAAAGCTACAGGTTGATTGGATAACGCTCTGGAACCTACTTCACCAGTAACTGGGTCCATGCCAAAACTTGCTCTATATTCTGCCTGACCAGGACGTTCCTGTTCAAACTGAGATACCATCTGGTCAACCATAGGCCGCGCAGAAAATCCTCGGATGCCACCATCCATAACTTGTGCTTCAGGTAAATACGACTGACCGCCTGAAGTCGGCAATCCAAAAGCACTTGCCGCCATATCCGTGCCTTGAAATGCGGCTTTTTCCATCGGTGAAAAATCTGCTACTTGAACGCCGTACATCGGCATCGGAGTGTCCATATATGTAGCTATATCACCTGCCTGACCAATACCGCGTTGAATAGCAGTTTCTTGGAACCTCGGCATTGTCGCTTCTGTTCTTGTTGTTCCGCCTTTAGCCATTATCGGCCTCCTTAACGTAATGAGAATGCGCTAAACGCCAACCCATTGGCTCTAATACTTTCTTCCATCCTACACGACCAGAGATCGTACCGCCAGTGCAGCCTTGCATTTTTGCCCACTCTGTCATGTCCTTGTCCATATCCAACAACTGATCTAATTTCCCGCCAGCTAAAAAAATGTTTAGAACCTTCTTTCTAGGATATACCACAATTTCTGTCACCATGCACCCCCTTGCTGCAGGCCATAGCTGCATACGACCTTCCGCAATGCCATGAACGATGTCTTCAAAGATATGTGTGCCATTACAATATTCCAGCGCATCTTCTATCCAAGGGCGACATCTCTGCAGTTCTTCACCTAAAACATAATTGTGAGAAGCATCATTCATCCATGCATCCTCGTAATGTTCAAGGTAGTCGCTGGTGCCGCTGGACTAAATGATGTCGCCGCAGCTGCATCCAAAGAGCCACTTGTGCTGTCCACAGCCCACATGACTTGCAAGTAGTCGCCAGCACTTACATCAAACTTCGCAGAGCGAGAGACAACAACAGTCGCGTCGTTTTGGTGCAAAGAATAGATAATTGTATTGTTGGGCGCATCTGTGCCGTTCAGGCGAGGCCAGAAGTAGAATTTCACCGTGCTAGATGATGATGAAGCAATCTGCGCCGAGAACATCACAAGGTATTCTCCAGCTTCGCTAAACACGATCTTGCTGTTGTCTGTCGCATCCCGATCAATTCCGACATTCCCCGTAGGCGCATCATACGTTATTGCGTAGGCTGTATTGACCGCTGCCGCCGTTACATCAGTTGTGCGGTAAAACGAGGCGTGACCATCTTCAAGGATGATCTGCGTAAACACTCCATCACGAGAAACAACAGGATACTTTTTCTCACGATCCCACATAATAACGCCATCTTCGGCTGCGCTATCATATTCGCGGCGGTGCGTTAGAAAAGAGCGTGTGCTTTGTATCCACGCGCTAAACTTTTCTGCCCATATCTTAAAATCTGGGCCTATAGGTGGAGCGCCATAAAAGCTCATCTTTTGCTACCTTGCCTTGCTTCAAGTCGCATAATTCCAACACGCCAATCAGCTTTCTCTATACCCTCTACGCGCATCCGAATTTGCCGACCTTGAAACCGCACAGAGGTTGGATTTGCCGTACTAAACGGACCTTTCTCTGTTTCCTCTGCATTTGGGTAGTTCCTTACCTTAAACTTTAGCTCTACATCACCCTGGTTTTTCTCGTCTGGTATTACATTTGTAACCTTCATAAGACGATCACCAGCACCCATTGATATTGGGCCTGTTTCTGCGTATGGCGTCCCATCATCGTATTCAAAGCCAACTTCATGCTCGTAAACAATACCATCTGATTTAACCATGAATGGACGTCTGAACACGCCCCGATCAACACCTGCAGTTCTGTTGATTTCGCCTGTAGACCAGATGTTTTCCACATAATCATAGCTAACGTATTTATCGCACTCATTGCTATCCTGTGACTGATAGAACCACCAAACCTCGTTCCATTGGCTATTTACCATCGCCTGCACTTTAGAACTTTGGTCATAGTTGAAATTGCTAAACACTAGGTCAGCAACATCGCAAGGGATTTCTTGAACCTGACCACCAGAGTAAATGAAGAAACCACGACGACCCATCCAGATTACACCTGCATCTACAGATGCATAAGCACCCGCAGAAATCATGCCGCATGACGTTCCAACACGGGAAAACCCATATACGAAAGGCGGCCCTTGGTATGTCATTGTATGCGCATCTTGGTCTGTTATGATCAATGATTGACCGCGGGTACGAACGCCAGCTAGAATTTTACCGTTTGTTTGTAGGTCTATGTCCCCAGCCTGGTTAGTTGTACTTGCGGTCCAAGCTGTGTTGTCACCCTGGTCACTCCAGCTGACAATGTTGTTGGATGTGCCACCTAAAGCTACAAGGAACCGTTCTTCAGTTACAAACGCTCCAGCAACTCCAGTAGGCGCATTAGTTACCGCAGTTGCGGTTGCCGTAGATAAATCCCATTCGTATATTGTGCCGTCATGCGATGAGCAGGCAATAAGATACTCACCCCAGTTATCAATAGACCACGTTGTTGCTGGGAGTATATTGCCAATATCAGGGCGCTCCACGCCCCACCCAAATATACCCCAAGAACCTGCGCCCCAACCTGTGTTTTGCTCCGCACTTACACGACCCGCAGTTAAGCCAGCTGGAGTAACATCATCCGTAAGAGAACTTTCTAGCATTACAACAAGGCTGTCATGCATACCAAATGCGGCATAACGCTCGCCATCGTTATTTACCCAAGTATGTATGCCGCGAACAACGCCCCCGACATCTACAGATGTGTTATCTGCATCTGCACGAGGACGCCAACCACCAACAGGACGCAAACTATCCTCATGCCATCGTACTAAGTTAACGTCACGCCACCGACCCTGAGATTGGTATTCTGTTCCATTTGCATATTGCCCTTTTGGAATATTTAGCGGGATTAGCGGCATGGCTTAGTCCTTATGGTTTAGTGGGCCAATCGTCATCGTTAAGGTGAGGCCAGTTTGCATGGCTTGTGATGTCACGCAAGGCTTGGCGATATGTCGTCATTTCTGCTGACATTGTAACGTCAGATAGAGCGTAGAAATCGGTTACAGCGATGCGGCGATCACGCTCTGCGCGATTACGTTCTGCTGCTTCACTGTCAAGACGTGATTGATAAGCTGCTTCATGCTCTGCTTTGGTAGTTGTAACACCGTCTTCTGTAGTGTCACTGAACATGTCAGCAATTTCCCATGCTTCAACCCAGTTACCGTTAGCATCCTGTACAACACCATTACGGCGAACCGATTGATATGCACCAATGCCCTCTGTGGGTTTAGGTGAGCGTAGCACTGGGTCTACATTAAGTGCGTCAAATGTAAACTCATTCCATACTTTAGGTAGTGACATGTTGGGGTTATCACGTCTAAGTTCACCCTGTGTTTTGATTTCGCCTGTTGTGCGATCACGATATTCAGTCATTAGTTGATACTCCTTTATGACCTTGAGTAGTTATGCGATTGCGTAAAAGATATAGGAGCCACCATTGGCGTTAATATTTGCCTGTGATGTATCTATTGTAAATCCACTATTGTCAGGATCAATCCAATCAATAGTAGTGACTTGAGCATTTGTTAACTGCAAGTAAATAACAGGATCGCTACCTGCGACAATGCCACGTTCACTATCAAACAAACACCAAGAACCTGTGACATCTGTACGCTTAATAAGAACAAACCTAGCACCACTGCTAAATCCACAGTCAATCGTTTGAGTAGAGCCGTTTCCAGTATAGCTACCCAACTTAGATATACCATTTAGGCTTGCGAATAGATAGGCTACGTAATTGTTATTGTTTGTGTTTACTCTTGAACCATTCCCTACAGTAAAACTAGAGCTAGTTGGTGCTGTGTCATTCCAATAGTTAACAGAATCAACTCGTATGTCATTCTCATTTAGAAATAAATAATAATCTTCAGGTGATGTTGCGTCTACACCTGAATGATAGACTGCCCAATCATTGTATCCAGTTCTATCCTTAACCCAGATCATCTCAGGTTCAACACCAAGATTATGGCTAACAGTATGCCCTGCTGATCCGTTCCCCGTGTAAGTAACAACATCAAAGAACGAAGGAGCACGTCGCCACATCCAAGAAATCCACAGCGAGTTGTTTGTGTTATCATTCCAACCATCCATATAGTCAAATTGAAAAAAGCTTGCAGCTGACTCAGAACCAGGCTCTTGCGCACGTAAGATTTTCCCTGGCATAAGTCTTGTGCCTACACGCCTGTCCTGTCCTCCATTCACAAAGGTATCTATTGCCATGTCCGTAACAAAACCAGATACATATGTCGGGCCACCTGAACCGCTATCATACGATACATCAAACACATCAGTCGCACTCTCAGGTACAGCCGTAGGGCCACGGCGTATAGCCATGTAAATATACCTATCTCCACTTGCATTTACTGCTGATTGGGAAGAAGTAAGTTTAAGACCATCAGGCAAGACAGCAAAAGCTTCATAATTACCTTCTTGTGAGTTCTCGCCAGGGTACAGCACTCTATCAGTTGTAGCTCCCAAAGCAGTCAGGCCACGCATTGAATCAAACATAAAATTCAGCCCATACGATGTACCTGTCATTCTTTGTAAAAAAATAAACTGGGGTTCAAAACCTAAATTAATTGTAGGACCATTAGTTGATCCATTACCAATATAACTTCCACACTTGATAGCGTCTAAGTCACCTTTAGGGCCGAACCCACCATCACCATCATTGTGAGCAAATATGTATGCTACATATGAGCCACCATTACCATTAACCTGAGCATGACCATTAAGAGAAAATTGTGTAGCTGTTGGAGGTGTGTCATTCCAGTAAGTGTCGTCAGTTGCAGTACGAGAATTGTTTAAATCAAAATATTTGTCTTCTGGTGCCGTGCCATCTGACTCCCTGTGATAGCAAATCCAATCGCTACTAATGTCAGTCCTTTTCACCCAGATCATGCCTGGAACACTACCAAGATTATGACTAACAGTTCTACCCGCAGTACCATTTCCAGTATAAGTCACCACATCAAAGAACTTTGGGGCTTTACGGAATGACCAAGAGACATGGTCATTACCACTTTTGTTTACACCTGGACCTCCACTGATCGTAAAACCAGTTGACGTTAAAACAGCAGCGTTGTTATCATTGTACTCTGCGCCATTTCTATTTGTACGAAGTACTTGCTTGTCACCTCTTTCACTATCAACAAGCTCTTGATCAAAAGCCTCACTTCTATTCTTTATCCAAACTAGCCCACCTTCAGTATCTATATCAATACCAGTGGTAATAGTACGGTTGTTTTGCCCGTTACCCTTATACAAATAAGTGCTGAATACTTCTTCTACGTTCAGGCCACCACCAGCCGCAGGCGCACTAGCTAGTTTTTTCCATGCTGACATTATGCAGAACTCCCAATCCAGACGCCGTAAAGCGTTGTAGAAATCTTAAACAGAACTACCGTATCCGCCGCAGTAAGCGTTGGCGCAGCATTGCCGCTTGCAGTGAGCCAAGTGATAGTTGGCCATGTAATTGTGTATGATGCCGCGCCTGTAAGGTGCAGCGACATACTTTCACCCGCCGATAAACTATCGGTGAATGTTGTGTTGGCGCTGATTGTCTTTGTCTGAACTGTCCCATTGTTTGGATCAAGAGCAGTACCCGTCAGTGAATAAACAGTCTCAACGATGGCGTTTGCAAACTTTACATCACCATTCGCGTCCGCAGTAACTACCTTGCTTGCTTCAGAAGTACCCAGCGTTGTGATGTCATTATAATTTAGTTCTGCTGTTGTAGCTGTAACGCCATCAAGTATGTTTAAGTCAGCAGCACTTGCTGTAACATCAGTTAGGTCTGTTGTTCCAATGCTGATATCTGCAGTTCCATTAAAAGATTGACCTGCGATCAAACGAGCAGTTTGTAATGCTGACGCTGTCGCGGCGTTGCCTGCAGTGTCTTGATTGCCCGTATCGTTCACACCAGGAAGTGTTATATTCGCTGTACCATCAAATGAAACACCACCAATGGTACGAGGCGTTTCTAACTTTGTTGCAGTAGTGGCATTACCCTCAACATCACCGTCTAAATCAGCAACTATCGTTGCTCGTACAACAGAGAGGGTTCCCGTAGAGGAAGCTGTAGCAGTTGTTGTCCCGAGCTTAAACTTCGTTCCACTTTCATTCCATATTATACACGCATTGTTTTCATCACCTCGCTCAATGATGATCCCTGCGTCATTTGTAGGTGTGCCTGTGGCACCATGCTTTAGAGATATAAGGTTGTCAGTGATGACCGTGTTAGTTGTTGATACTGTAGTGGTATCTCCCTCAACAGTCAGGTTACCTGTAAGGGTTAAATTCACACCAGTCATAGAGCCAGTAAATGTTGGCGAAGCAGATGGAGCCTTTGTGTCTATCTGCGTTTGAATGTCATCTGTTACGCCTGATAATCTGTTAAGCTCAGTTGTCGTGATACTAGCGCTATCAAGTATGTTTAACTCAGCTGCCGATGCAGTGACGCCTTGAGCCGCAAGCGTACTTTCGTCTATCATTCGCTTTACAGCAGCACCCGATCCCGCACCATCACAGTAAATAACAGCTGTTGAGCCATTCGTTACGGTAACATTAGAACCTGTGCCTTGCGAAAAGGTAACGTCATAACCGCTGTCATTATCTACAAAGTAAAATTTTGATGCATCGTTTGGTGTTACGGTGACCGTGCAGTTCTGTGTTGCACCAGTAAGTACCAAGACACGATACTGACCATCATCAAGGCTATCTCCTACAGACCCATCCGTGGTGCTAAGAGTATGAGAAGCACCTGAACTTGCGAGACTAATTGTACCTACGCCACTAATGGCGCGGTCCACAATGTCAAAGTTTCGGTTTGTAATCTGACCCCATGTGTCAGTCTTTTCACCATCAGCGATCTTCTCTATCGCTATGTTGCTTGTCCAAGTGCTTGCCATGTCAGGTTCCTTTGCTTATCGGCATCTTACCTTTTTTATGCCGCCGCGTCTATGGATTGAGAGATTGCTTTAACATTGCCACAAATGCATCACGCCCTACGGATAGTTGATCTAAATTGAACCGTGCAGAGCCGATCTTTTGATCTAGGGACGTAATGTGATTAATCATCACTTTCTGTTCCTCAGTCAGTTGATCCTCTGTGTATTCTTTGTCGTCAATAGTAATAACATTAGCCGTTTTTTCTTTAGCCATTGTTTTCTCCTTTGTTTAAGTTAAGTTATGCCGCCGCGTCTATGGATTGGACGCCATACCATGTTGTACCGCCATCGCGTGTCCAGAAAACGTAAATGTCAGTTTCACCACTTGCGGGTGCATCTGGTGCTGTACCACCCGCCCAATCTACTGAGCTAGGCCATGTGACTGTGCCACCGTTGCCTGTTAGTTGTACAATTAAACCAACACTGTATCCTGAAGTTGTACCTCCAAATGTAAAGGTTGTATTGCCTGTCATAGTTAATGACCATGCACCACCCGTATTTGGGTCAATTGTAACAGATGTACCTGACAAGGCATCATAGTCTTCGTGTAAGGCAGAGTTGCCCAAGTACACACCACTGCCGTTGATGAACATCTCTGTCGTGCCACCTGCACTAAAGTTAATAGTGTTGGTGGCAAAACCAATATACGTATCAGTGTCACCATCATGGAACAGCTTGTCACGCAGATAGATGTCCTCAACATCGTTGATTACGTTTGCACCTAGTGTAAGTGTGCCGTTAAGCGTAGTTGTTCCGTCTACAGTTAGGCCATCTGTGGTAAGTGTGCCGTTATGTGTTACAGGGGTGTCAATAATAGTACTTGTGCCACGAATATAATTTACGCTAGTATTACTGTAGTTTAGGTGTGTGGAAGTGCTATTTCCGTTATCAATGCGTAGTTCGTTGTCAACCGTCAGCGTACCTGTCATGGTATCATTCGCATCACTACGCAAGAAGCTGCTTGCCTGTAGTCCGTCTACAGTATCAGCATCTAGGCCAGAACCAGAACCGTCATTGCCAGCGTGCCAATAAGCATTGCCACCATCCGTTATTAAACTACCCCAAACTCTTACTTGTCGCCCAGTTCCAGCCGTAGTTTGAGTGCCAACAATGTTTAGGCCAGACGCAAACTTACCCGCCGCAATATAACCGTCATTCGCATCCGTTTGGTTTGCACTACCAAACCTAATCCCGTTTGTGCTTGTTGTTTGTATGTTCCCACTAAACGTATCATCAGCATCACTACGCAAGAAGCTGCTAGCATGTAGCCCATCAACAGTATCAGCGTTTGTTGACGATGCTTGCACCGTTTCGCTGCTTACCATGAACTCACATTCTTCACTCTGTATCGTTACAGAGCCGTCAATATTTTCTCCGTAATTCGCAATCTCAATGGTGTCGTTTGCTGCTAAGTACAGCATCGTGTTTATTTTGTTGTTAGAAAACTCACCATATGTAACACCACGATCATAGTCGTATGTCGCAGTAGACGTAACTTCTGTGCCATTCTTTTTCACGTAAGCACGGATAGTATTACGTGCTGATGCGGTTGCATTTTCATACACCAAGTTAGCAACAATGCGATACCAACCTGCCGTTGCCACTGTAACGACACCAGAGCTATGCGAGAACGTAGATGTGTCGTTGTGTTCTTCTAGGTTGAAGTTGACAGTAAACTCGTTTGCTACGCCTTGTGTGACACTTGCGTCTACGTT